AGGTGACCCCCTACCAACTCAAACTGCAAACCGCCCTCATCGAAATAGGGAAAGAGGCTAATAAAATCACCCCTACCGATTCCGATATCGATCACTGCCATACAAAGCTACAGGAAGCAATAACCAAAGGCGACATTAGGGGCCAGCGGAAGTATGGGAGAATGTTGGCTGCTATGGTGGTGAAGTGGATGGTGGAGAGGGGGTGAAAATGTAATACTATGAAAGATAAACCAAAACAACTGGGAGAACTGGATATTGCCGTTCAATTCAGGCTGAAGGGCGGGAAGGTCATTTACCGGACTATTGACCATATGGAGTCGGTCAGGTGGGTTGCACAGACTAAACGGTGGTGTTTGAATTTGAAGACCAATAAGGCGGAATACCTGTTTTGTGATTTGTTTGTCGTGGAACATATTGAAAGTTCAAAATAAAGTGAAAGTCATATCTTTGTGAGACTGAATATTCATGACCAAATCATAATATGGCATTAGGAGGAGCAAGACCAGGCGCAGGGCGCAAGCCCAAGGTGGACGAGGAAAAGATCCGCGGGTTAGCTGTGTCTGCAATAGAAAAGAAGCATGGAGATCTTGAGACTGGGTTTATGAAGCTATTAGAAAGCAATGAGCCCAGCCTTATAAAATTCGTATGGGAGCATGCGGTAGGTAAGCCGAGGGATAAGATGGATGTTGATACGAGTCTCGTTGGGGGCCCTGCTGTCATCATTCAAATGCCGGCCGGAACCAATATTGACCTGCCTGATAATACCGAAGAACCCGACAACCTAGAAGATGAAGGAAGTCCAATTGTTCAAGAATGAGAAAAGCCCCTTGTATTGGGCCAACCTTACTGCTCAACAGAAGATTGTAATCAATCAGGGTGGAACATCCAGCGGGAAAACCGAGGCAATTATGCGAGTATTGTTTACTATCGCTATTATCCGCAAAGGGTATGTAATAACAGTCACCACTAACACGGTACCAAAGTTAAAGGAAGATGCTCTCCGCATCGCTAAGAACATTGCTAAGATACCTGAGATCAAGTTATTTATAAAAGACTACAATAGTACTGACCGTACATATACTTTCAATAACGACTCTATAATTGAGTTTAAGAGCTTCGAGGATGAAGAGGAAGCGAAGGGGGGTAAGCGTCACATACTCTACATTAATGAGGCTACCCGTATACCATACGCTATTTTCTACCAGGCTGATCTACGTACTAAGGTAAGAACCTACATGGACTATAACCCCACATCCTCGTTTTGGGTGCATGATAAGGTGATCAATTGCCCCACGGGGCCGAAGGGTAAGGAGTTTGACAGTGTGAAGGTTATACGTAGCTGGCATGAGCATAACCCATACTTGACGGATGCCGAGCACGCCCGTATAGAACGCATAGGCGACAGGGATCTGTTCAAGGTGTACGCCCGGGGATTAACCGGTAAACTACGAGGAACAATATACAATTGGGATGAGGTAGAAGCGTTCCCGTGGACCGATGGCGTTATCTGGTACGTTGACTGGGGGTTCTCTGAAAAAGAGACGGCCGATCCGACGGCATCCGGCCGTATAGCCTACAAGCCGTCTGACAGCGAATACGATTATGTGATCGATGAGTTATGTTATGCAAGAGGGTTGGCCCCTGATGTGCTTGCGGATATGATATGGAAGGCCGGCTACAAGACAGGTCAGCCTTGTTATTGCGATCATTCGCCGGAAGGGATACGAGCTTTGAGATTAAAAGGTATCGCCGCATTCCCCTTTACAAAGGGTCCAGGAAGCATTATTGCCGGGGTATTGTTTATGCGCAACAAGAAAGTAGCCTACACTTCTCGAAGTGAGAATATAAGGACCGAGGTTAGAAAGTACAAATTCCTTGAGATAGAAGGCATTGTCACCAACACCCCAATTGACGAGTTTAATCACCATATGGATGGGACCCGGGGAGCATGCCATACTCACCACCTTGTTACAGGTCAATAGATTTCAAATAAATTTGAAAGTTCAGAATTAAATGTAACTTAGCTTTTCCCGACGTACGCATGGGTAAGCTGAGTACGTTGACTATGGTTAACGAAATGGGCGTTATAAGTCTTACCACTTATGGCGCCCTTATTTATTTTATGGCAACAATTATTCTGAAAGACGAGATACTACTACCAGATGCGCGGGGCAGAGATTTCCCTTTTAAAAAAATAGAATGCAGTTGTTGGCAAAGATCAATTGGCTTTGAAGGTATCGAGGTGAGGATTGAAAATAAAAGCATCAGCATTCCTATCAATAACGTATTAGCCATTATCGAATGACCGACATCTGCATCCCACTCAATAACCGGTCAACGGTCAACAACTTGGAGCTGCGTTATTGTCTACGCAGCATCGAGAAGCATTTATCCCGCGTCGGCAACATCTTCATCATTGGCTATTGCCCTGATTGGGTTCAAAACATTATCCATATACCTACTGACGAAGACCCGCGTAACCGGTTCAGAGATCGTAATATCATGAACAAGATGCTGGCGGCGTGCAAGGATGAGCGCGTGAGTGATGACTTCCTGATGGTGCATGATGATCATTTCCTGTTGGTAAACTATGTAGCAAGAGCTTTCCCTTATTACCATTGTGGGCATATGGTGCCGGGGGACGGGCAATATGGGGAGACAAAGCGAAATACATTATCAATTCTGGGAAGGCCGATTTATGACGAGGTAAAGAACTTTGATACCCATTGCCCAATACTCTTTAATAAAGAGAGGTTTATGCGGAGTGCACCTTTGGCCGACTGGAATAGATGGTATGGTTACTGCCTAAAGACGTTGTACTGTGTAATGAACGGGATTGAGGGCGAGTATATGGATGATATAAAAATACGCATGCCCTTACAGGCAGATGAGATAAACCAGGCTATTGCCGGCCGTACATGGTTCAGCATTGGCGACCGGTGCTGGGCGCCCAATGGGATGAAAGAAATATTACAAGACTTATATCCAATACCAAGCAAGTATGAAAAAGGAAACGATTGATATTGATACATCAAAGAACGCTGAAGTGAATAAGGGCGAACCGGGACTACCGGTGAAGATACCATTATCAATTGTGAGGTGGTTGGCCTATTCGATAGGGATTGCCTTATTGTTAATTCCTTTTCATTTAACCTTTTGGCAGGGGATAAACGGCTCTTTGCTGCTCGGCCACTTCGCAAGTCAACTTAATGCGTTAATTAAAAAGTAGTATGAAAACACTCAGGCATATATTCATTGCGCTTTTCTTGGCTGGTGTTGCTTATTGCATTGCTGCATCTGCAACAGAGTGGTGGATAGATGAGTTAAAGTCGTCGGGCGGCATGGTGACAGCAAGGGATTTAGTAGGCGCCCAATTTACGCCATGGGGCGCGGCATTGTTAGTTTTTGGCGGTTACTTAAAATTAGTATGGGAATGACCATCTGTTATTCATTTGCCAGCCGGTCAAGGCCGGAGCGATTCTTTGAGACACTCGATAATGTGCGCACTATGAGCGCCAGTGATGATTATTTCGTAGTGGCTAAGCTGGACACCGACGACCTAATGATGTACAATGATAACGTAAGATGTCGCATCGAACAGGCTCAGACCCCTATCATTTCAAGGTGGGGTACCAGTCAAAGTAAGATACACGCAATTAATAGATCATTAGATAACTTACCCCACTGGGACATTCTTGTCTGCCTCAGTGATGATATGCGCTTTCGTACTCACGGATTCGACAACCTTATCCGTCAACACATGCCGGCCGATCTTGACGGGTTTGTTCATTTAATGGATGATTACGCTAAAGACCGGGTATGCACGGTGAGTATATTGGGCCGCAAGTATTATGAACGCGATGGGTACATATATCACCCTGACTATTATTCGATGTGGTGCGATGATGAAGCGCAAGCTGTTGCCCAGCTGAGAGGTAAATATATTTTAGTGCCTGGTACTCATATTGAGCATCTACATTATACAAATAATGCAAAGGCAAAAAAAGATGAATTGTATTGGAGAAACGATACTTATAATAAGGATAAAGAAGTGTTTTTAAAACGACAATTGCTAAACTTTGACTTATGAGTGACGAAAAGTGGAAGGCTATCCCAAACACCAATGGCGCGTATGAAGTAAGCAACTATGGTCGGCTCAGGTCATATTTAGGGCAGGGCGCCAGAAAAAAATCTAAAGAGCCTGTAATGCTTAGCATAACAATAAACGGGAACGGCTACCCAGCAAAGCATATAAGAGGAGTTAATTTACGCATCCACCGACTTGTAGCGGAGGCGTTTATTCCTAACCCTTCAGGGTTACCTATGGTTAACCACATTGACGGCGATAAAACAAATAACCATATATCTAACCTTGAATGGTGCGATAAGAGTCATAATGAACGCCATGCTGAACGAATGGGGCTTAAGAATAAGGCAAGGGGAGAAGGCTGTAATAAGTCGCAATTGACCGATGCGGATGTTATGGAAATATATAAATCAAACTTAGGGACCAGAGAATTGGGGCGTCAATACGGTGTCAATCACTCCGCAATATCGAATATAAAAACAGGCAGAACCTGGAATCACATAACAGGTGCGCCAATTGTACCTAATAAGCGAAATGTATCATTCAAATGACACCAAAACTATCAATACTCATTCCAACGGTGCCAGGACGAGAGCAATTCTTTGATAGGATAGTGAAACACGTGTCAAGTCAAACGGTTGATTATTACTTAAAGCACGGCGTCGACATTGAAATACGTTCAGACAAGACAACCGATATATCGATAGGTGCCAAACGAAATCTATTATTGCAGGAGTCGCGCGGCGAATACATCTGTTTCATCGATGATGACGATCGAATAGCCGATGATTACATTGAACTGGTAATGGCGGGCATTGCGACCAATCCTGACTGCTGTTCGCTTAACGGGATCATTACCACAGACAGCAAAGACCCGAAACCGTTCAAGCATTCAATAGATTATGATTCGATGTATGAGCGCGACGGTGTTTACTACCGGCCACCCAATCACCTCAATACCGTGAGATCATCGATTGCCAAACAGATGACATTCCCTGATTGGCAGCGAAGCGAGGATAGCAACTATTGTTTCCAACTCCGGGATAGTGGACTACTGAAAGTGGAGTATAAGGTCGAGCAGACGTTATATTTTTATGATTACGTAAGCGATAAAAATTATTGATATGGGTATGAAACTAGGACCAACATTAACCGCTGAACAAGAGTTCCGACGTGAAATCATAGCTAGAATTGAATATTGGGAGAATCGAGAGGACGGCAAGGAGTATGCCGAGTATTATAAATCAATATTAAGGGGCTTATTAAACAAGGACAAATGAACGCGATCGCATATTCATTATTCGGTTACAACCAACAACATGAAAATTGTTACGACTTCCGGGCATACCTACGTGGTCTACATCTTAATATTCGCATTGCAGAACTGCTTTATCCAGGGTGGTCTATTTGCGTGGCAATAGACCAATCGGTGCATTATTCGCCATATAGGGAATACTTCACCAACCTGGCATTGGATAAAAGATTAGATGTTTATCTACAGGCTACCCGCCCTTTGTGCGAAATGATGCTGTATCGGTTGTTGCCTATGTTCATGATCGAGGATGATAAAAACAAATACGACCGCATTATCTGCCGCGACACTGACAGCTTGTTATCCTACCGCGAACGACAAGCAGTTTCCTATTGGGAACGAGGCCCCAAGATGGCACACGCAATTACCGACAGCGTAAGCCATAACATAACCCTTATGGGCGGTATGATCGGGTTCCAGTCCGGCCCCTTCCGCGCACGCATGGGCGTTAAGTCATTCGACGAACTACTATCACTCAGCCAGGGTATTGACTTTAATAACAAGGGCGCCGATCAGGATTTCCTGAACCGGTACGTATTGCCCAAGGTAGCCGACAGCATCACCGAGCATTTCGTTCTTGGGCACCCTCAGACGTTCAGGGGCGATTGCCACAACTTCATACACGATATTGACCTGAAAGAAATAGGGGTCCCTGATGAGCTTAAGGAGACCAACGGGTATGGCTTTCATGTTGGTGCCAGTGGCATGCAAACTGATGCGGTGGTAAAGTTCCTGCAGAAGCATGGCAAGGATAATGAGTATTGGGAGGGGATCGAGAAACAATATCCATCTATATTTTATTGGATGCTATGATCAAAGGAATTTATAAAATTACATCACCCACCGGGAAGGTATACATTGGGCAAAGCATTGATATTGAAAAGCGCTTTAGAATATATAAACGCGTTAAACCATGCTTTGCTCAAAAAACATTATACCAATCCCTTATGAAGCACGGTGTGGGCGCTCATAGTTTTGACGTGTTGCATCAATTGCCAAACGATGTAGACGACGATATACTGAACGTTTATGAAATATTGTATATAGCCCAACACAAATCCTGTGGGATAAAAATGCTGAACATGTCAAATGGAGGTCGTGGACGCGCATGTTCAGTTTCAGAGGAAACGAAGAAGAAGATAAGCCAAGCCCATAAGGGTAAAGTTGTTTCAGAAGAATCAAGGATTAGAATGAGCAATGCTCAAAAAGGCGGGAAAAGGTCAGAGGCACATAAGGCGGCATTGAGCTGGAAGGGGCGTAAGCATAAAGAGGAAACAAAGAGAAAAATAGGAGCTAAGTCAAAGCTTAGATCAGGCGAACTGAATTGTAATTATGGCAAGAAACGATCAGAGGAAACAAAACAAAAGCAGAGCGAGGCGCTAAAAGGGAAATACGTTGGGGAGAAAGCCGCTAATTTCGGAACAAAGCACAAACCGGAAAGCCTTCAAAAGATGCAACAAACTCATTTAAAAAAATGGTCTGATCCAGAGTATAAGGCGAAAATGAGACAAGCAGCCATTGACAGATGGAAGCGACAAAAAGAAAAATAATTATTATGAATAAGTATTGTGTACTTTCTGTAGACAACAACTCTGACTACTACAGCCTACTGCCGCTCGTCTGCCATAGCTGGCAGAAACTGGGTTATCAGCCGGTGATCATATTTGCCAACGCGCCATACAATACATGGAAGATAATAATGGACGCATGCCCCGATGCTAAGAGTCACATTATCCATCCGGTAGAAGGCGTTAAAGATTCAACATTGGCGCAACTACAAAGGTTATTTATGGGTGTGCATGCGCCTGAACAAGACGATATAATGATCAGTGCTGATGCCGACATGGTTATCGCCTCCGACATCTTCACCCACGACGTAAGCCAGGGGCAAATTGTTTCCTATGGTTACGACCTCACTGGCCGGTCAGAACTACCTATCTGCTATGTAAAGGCAACAGCTGCCAAATGGCGTGAGCTTATGGGCGAGTTTCATATCCCCGATGCCGCGTATAGCGACCAGTGGGAGACTTATTGGAGCACTGACCAACAGCTGTTAACCCAGCGCGCACACGAGTATGGCATGGGGAGGATAACCTTCGTTGACCGGGGCAACCAGAATAAACACGGGTTGCCTACGGGCAGATGGGACCGCTACGATTGGGCGCATATCCCCGACGCCATCATCGACGTGCATATGAAGCGTAACGATTGGGACGCTCAATACCAGGTCGCGGAAAGAATATGGCCCGGTGAAGATCATTCATTCATTACTAAATTTAGGGAGGCGTTAAATGGATTATAAGACCATTCAGGAAGGCTTAGATGTAATTGGCAAAAGCGACCGATGGGGCTTTTTAAAGACGTCAGGCAATTGGGATAATCATAAACCATTGCTTTTAATAGGGCTGACATTAGCCGAAGGCGCCGTAATAGAGCTAGGCAGCGGCGATGGTAGCACGTTGGTCTTGCGCCAGTACTGCGAATATACCGGTCGCATATTTCAGTCCTTCGATAATAACGAAGAATGGTGTAAAAAGACCGGCGCTAAGCATGTATCAAATTGGGATGATGTCATAGCAGAGGCGGTAACAATAAAGTTTGGCCTCATCTTCATCGACCACGCGCCAGGTGAACGCCGTTACCTCGATGCTATTGCCCTTGCCAATGCCGCTGATGTATTGGTGCTGCATGACACGGAAGAAGGAGGGGCGGGCAATTATTCATGGTCAAAGGCATGGCCGCACTTCAAATACCGCCTCAACTACAACAAGACAGGCGGCGGTGCAGGGGCTACCCTGGTGAGCAATAAGATTGATGTTAACCGGTTCAGAGGTTTATCTTTGGGATCATACACTTTTGATAACGATTAATTATTTAAGTATGAAAATCCCTCAGAACATTATTACAAAGTACAGCCTCTATGAGACAAATGAGCAACTTGGCCAATCGTTCATGAATGGTCTGAAAGTGTACAAATCTACACGTCCAGATATTGAGCATTTACGTTTTGCCGAATGCGATATACACGGGAATCCAACAAGTTACATTGCAATAATGAATGTACAGGAGAAAAAGATAATCCAAGTTACTACAGAATTCATGAATGATATTGCCTTTGAAGCCATGTTAAATGAAGCATTATGATCGATCTAAACCACTGCAATGAATGGCAGTATGACAGACAAAGACCAACATAAATTAGCCAAAGCAAAAGCGATCGCCGACGAGATTGTGCACCTAGCCGATGTTATTACAAAGAACACCTGCATAGCATTCCCGCCTAAACGATTGTTTCGCAAGAAGGGGAAACGCCCGCCAAAGCGTTTGAAACGGCGTAAGGCAATGTTAGTGTTAGCCATAAGCCCGCAGATGGTGCGAGCCCGTATTATGATGATAGCGGCTCAGCCAATACCAAATTACGTTCCCGGAGGCGTAGTAAATACAGGTATAGCTATAGTAGGCGAATCAGGTCCCGAACAAATAATACTACCAAATGGAACAATCACAACCGCTAATCAACATCCTCATCCGCACCAGCTCCCGACCGGCCCAATTTGCCCGGTGCCTGGAATCGATAAGGAATCAGACGTATAAAAACATTCAGATTATCGTTGGGTTTGATAATCCGGAAGCTGTTCGATATATCCCTATCGGCGACAATATCAGGAAGTTATTTATTGAACCATTTTGCAATTACCCATACTTCTATGACCTGTACTGCAACACATTGAAGCTACTGGTGACCCACGGCTGGTTCTTCTTTCTTGACGATGACGACGCCTTAGCCAGCAATACGGTATTAGAAGAACTTGCCGAACACCTTACCGAACCCGCCGATAACTATATCCGAAAGAAAATAATAGCAGAGGGCAAGATCGGCCTGCCTTGTCTGGTGCTGCACTCGAAACACAAGGCACTTTCCGGCTTATATGGCCATAAGGCTGGCGACTACCGGTATATCAAGGAAGTCACCGACCAGGTACCCACCAAATTTATAGCCCTGCCATTGGTAAATGCCGGCGCCCGAGGTCACGGCAAAATGGAAGGGAAAGACAATCTTTCAAACATTTCAGAATAATTTGAAAATATATTTCTAATTTCGTAGTATGCAGGAGATTAGATGCAGTAGTCCTAAGTGCAATAAAGTGGTTGGTGAATTGGAAGCCGGTAAGGCCCGATTCAAGTGCAAACACTGCGGCACCTATACGACTGCAGAGATATTGCCAACGCAAGTTGGCCCCGAGCAAAACATACAACAAGCGACCCAGTGGACAGGAACGGCTAACGCCTATGTAGGTAGACACGATAGAGGTTAACGCTTAATCCAAAAATACTAGCGCCCCAAGAGGGCCAGCACTCAGCAATGGGTGACTGGCCCTTTTTCTTTTTATGGAAGTACAACGACTTATAAACGCAGGCAGAGAACTGATTAAAGGCGATTTTGATACCGCCCTTAAGTCGTTGACACCGTACTCCTATGAACTTGTTTCTAACGGCTATCGACCTTCTGCAACGGGCGCCGGCGACAATTGGTTCTTTGAAGCGAATGGCAAGTCGGTTTTTCATTTCAAGTATGCTGGGCATAATAGCTCAGTAAAGGCCTATGAATATTGCCCACCCGTTAACGCGATCATCAACAAGAAAGCGCAGGCGTTTATCAACGGTAAGACATGGGTACTGAATCTCACTGGCAAAGAGAAGGGCAAGGAAGCTACAACGGCAGATGCGAAAAAGCTACAGGCCTTATTTGAGAAGCCTAATCTATTACAGTCCTGGAAGCAATTTGAGGCGCAAGGGTATATCTACCAACAGTTGTTTGGCTATACTATCGTACTGCCTATTAAGCCATTAGGCTTCAAAGAGAATATCGATGCGACAGCCCTATGGAATATCCCGCCGTCCATGGTGGATATTGAGGAGACCAACAAGCTCTTTTACCAGAGCGATAATAAAGGCATCATCAAGCAGATTGTACTTAACTACAAGGGGGTACAAACAATATTGAACGTTGATGATATATACATTATAAAAGACTTCACCCCTTCGTTCTGCAGCCTTGTTATCCCTGATAGTCGTATTCACTCACTCGAACTTCCTATCAACAATATCATCGGCGCCTACGAAAGCCGTAATGTTCTGATCAATTACCGGGGGGCGCTGGGTATACTATCGCAGGACCCGGGTAGCGGTAATTATGGATCCATACCAATGTCCGAAAAGGAAAAGGAGAACCTACAACAAGACCTACGTCGCTATGGCCTTAAGAACCATCAATGGCAGTTTATCATAACATCAGCCGCTTTGAAGTGGCAACAGATGGGGGTAGCGACACGCGACCTTATGTTGTTCGAGGAAATCGAAGCTGACACAATGGCTATCTGCGATAACTACAATTACCCTTACCAGCTAATGAGTAGCGCTAAGGGAACAACCTTTAGCAACCTTAATGAAGGCAAGAAGTTGCTATATCAAGATGCCACACTACCCGAAGCTGAAAGCATATACGAGCAGTGGAATCAATTCTTTAATACTAAGAAGTACAACCTTAAGATAGACAAGGACTACAGCCATGTAGCGGTATTACAGGAAGATAAACAGCAATCGGCACAGGCTCGTAAGACCCTCGATGACGCGCTTACTATTGAATTCCAAAATGGCTTAATAACACTCGATGACTGGCTTGAGAAGTTGGGCGAAGACCCATTGCCCGATGGGTTGGGTCAGGTACGTGCAACTGACCCTAAATCATCTAATGTGCCACTGGCAGTAACCATTGGTGTGGGAGGTGTTCAGGGATTAATCGCTGTGATAACCGCACAGGGAATGAGTGAAGAAGCAAAGCAGGCAACCCTTGAGGTGGTGTTTGGATTATCTCCGCAAGATGCAGCACGAATGTCAATACAAACAGAAACACAAACTAATACCAATGAAACCGGAAACCAAGAACAAGGGCAAGCAGCAGCCTAAGTTACCAAAGGAAGTGCTTGAAAAAAAGCTGCTTGAAAAGGAAAAGCAAGTTGCTGACAAAAAAATAATTAAGAAATGAAAAGTATCATACCGCATAATCTAACCGGCAAATCTCTTTACGACTACCTGGTAAAGAATGAGGGATTGATATTTCATACTAAGAAAAGTACCACCAAGAGAGCGGATGAAGTCTATGCTCAACCGCTTTATATAGACGATAAAGGCAACCTAGTTACAAAGGCTGAAGTGGATCAAATTCAAATCGATCCTAATAAGCTGAAGGTTGTAGCGGTAATCAATACCACCAATTGGTTAGACTCTCATGGCGATGTGCATATCCCTGGTATATGGAAGAAGTCGCTATCTGATAATAAGAAAGCGGGATTCTATCTACTTAAATCTCATGGTCGCGAGTTCGAGGATGTGATCGGTGACGGCCTAAAAGGGTTGACAAAGAAATTGTCATGGAGCGAATTAGGCGTTGACATACCCGGCATTACCGAGGCGTTGATATTCGATGGCATCATTGAGAAAGAGCGCAATGAATACATGTTCGAACAGTATTCAAAGAAGCGCGTAAAGAAGCATAGTGTGGGCATGAGGTACGTGAAAATGGTAACCTGCATTAACGACGACGACTACCCAGTTCAAAAAGAGAACTGGGATAAGTACATCGAAATGGTAGCCAACCGGGAAGAGGCAGAAGCTGATGGGTACTTCTGGGCCATACTGGAAGCGCAGATTATAGAGGGGAGTGCAGTTCTTTTTGGTAGCAATCCGGTTACTCCTACTATGGAGGCTACATTAATTCAAGGCAAAACTGATTCAGGTGATGACACTAATGACCAGCCGCCAGTAGGCACTGGGAAGGAGCCGTCTACATTCGATCTGGATCGTGCGATAAAAGAAGTAAAAATTATTGTTTAACCTATAACTAAGGTTCACAATGTTAACAGAACAACAATTCACCGACCTAACTGCAAAGTTGGGTAACGAATCCGCAACAGCGATAAAAAAACAATTTGCTGAGTCGGAAAAATCCATCAACGATAAGATCGAAGATGTGAAAAAAGGTCTGATGACCTCCAAGGAATTTGAAACATTCAAAGCCGAAGAACTTGCAAAAGTAACCGAAAAGCTCACAGGCTTTGAGTCAATCCTTAAAGAACAAGGCACAGCTATTAATGCACTTAAAGAAAATGGAAATACCGCAAAGCCAAAGACATTGGAAGATGTATTGGCAGATAAAGAAGTGTTGGCAGAAATTAAAGCTGTTCAGAAAGCAGGCCAGGGTAATGTAGAAATACCATTGGATGGTATTACACTGAAGACTGCCGGCAGCACATCAATTGGCAACAGTATTCAGCCAATGACGCCGCCGCCTAACAGCCCTTACTT